CAGAGGCCACGTTGACGATGGCCCCGCCCCGGTTCTGCGCGATCATCTGCCGCATCTCGTGCCGCATGGAATAGAAGGTGCCGTAGACGTTCACCTTGATGACGCGGTCCCAATAGGCGTCGCCCGTTTCGTCGATCCGCGCCATCACGCGGTCTTTCTGGTTGACGTAGTCGACGGGCTCGTCAGGAAACAGCGCATCCATCACGCCCGCGTTGTTGATCGCCCCGTCCAGCCCGCCATACGTCTCGACGGCCACGCGCACCATTTCCGCACAGACCGCGTCCTCGGCGATGTCGCCGGCGATAAAGGTGGCGTTGCCGCCATCAGCCTTGATGTCGTTGATGACAGAGGCACCCAGCGCTTCGAGGATGTCGACACCGACGACATTCGCGCCTTCGCGGGCGAGCCTGCGCGCCGCGACCTCGCCCATGCCACGGGCTGACCCGGTGACGATGACGGTCTTGCCGGCGAAGCGGCCGTGGATGAAGTAATCCTCGGGCACGGGCACGACATTCTGCCGGCCGGGGATGTTCGGATCGGCCGGGTTCCAGGGGGTCGCATAGGGGCCGAGCGCGACCGAGGCCTGCGCCTCGGCGGTCTCGGTGGCAGCGGTGACGGTGGCAGCGGCAGCAGCAGCCACGCCGATACCCTTCAGGATGTCGCGACGTTCGACCATGTGGGTCTCCTTGGGTTGAGTGGATCAGAATGCGTAGCGGACAAAGACCATGGCGCTGAGCCAGTCTTCCTCGGTCCCGCCAAGGGCATCGGACACGGACTGGCCGGGGATCGTGTAGGCGATGTGGCCGTGGACATAGATGTTGCGGGTGGCGAACCACTTGACCGTCAGGTTCGCCTCGTAGCCGTATTCGTCGTCGGTCATGAAGGTCAGCGCCGGGTTGCCACCGATGTTGTTGGTCTGGTCGGCGTAGAAGGCCCAGAGCTGCGGCACGAGTTCGATACGCGGCGCCGGGCGGAACCGGGCCTGCAGGCGGTGGGCGATGACGTTGCTGTCCTGCACGACCTTGAAGTGGTTCGCGCCCTGCACCCATTGCTCGCCCGTGCCGCCCGACAAAAGCGGGTCCCAGCGTTCATACGTGGCTGTGTCGGGATCATCGCCCGAGAAGTAGGAGAGCCGGTAGCTGACTGACGGGCTCCACGCGGCCTCTGCAAAGCTGTAGCCGACCTCGCCATAGGCGGCGCGGGCATCCATGTCGAAGTTGCGGTTCGTCTGCCGCGCGATCTCGCCCCCGAAGTAGGCGCCGGACTGCCCGCCGGGCGGGGAATAGGTGAAGCGGACATCCCAGAGGTCGAGCCCCTCGCGCGTGCCGGCAATGGCCCCGACCGGCGAGAAGTAGGACTGGCTCGACTGCGGCACGGTGACATAGCTCGCCCCCAGAAGCAGACCGGGTCGGGCGATGGATTCGACGTTCAGACCGGCGATCACCGTTTCCGTGTCCAGCACCGGCAGCTCGTCCGGGTCGACGACGAAGGCTTCGACCTTGGTGTTGTTCCATGCGACCTGCCCCAGGATCAGCAAGTCGGACGACCAGCGGGCGTTGGCCTGCAGCGCCGCGCGCTCATTGCCGTTGAAGGCGGTGTTGGCGATCAGGAAGGCATTCGCCAGCGTGAAGCGCTGCCGCCCGGCCGTGAGGTTGAAGGTGAGGCGGTTGCCCGCTTCGTCGGTGCGTCCGGTGATGATGCCGACATAGGCGTCCTCGACCCCGGTATAGGTGCGGGTCTCGTCCGTGAAGAGTTCCTGCCCGTAGGAGCCGGACGTGATCGCGCTGAGGCCGCCATAGACATACACATTCTGGCTGAGCGGTGTGATCCCGTAGAGACCGTAGTGCAGGTAGGTTTCGATCCAGTCGTCATAACCCGCCCCGGCCGGAGCGCCGACAACCAGCGGATTGCCCGCGAGCATGAGGTCCGGCCGGCCATACCAGGCGTTGTTGTTGGCATAGTAGAGCGTGAGGGCTTCGAGCTTGAACCGCAGCACGGTGCCGCCCTGATCATAGAGCAGGGGCAGGTCGGCGCGGTCTCCGGTCAGCAGATAGCCGTTGCCTTCCTGCGGGTTGGCCGCGTCGACAAGGGTGACGACCACGTCAACATCCACACCGCCCCGGAGGCCGGGTTCGAGGTCATATTCGACAGCCGCGATCGCCGGGTTGCGGCGGGCCTGCCCGATCGCGGCGGCCGCACGGTCGTCCGAGAACCGGGCGCCGGGGAACAGGGCCAGTGAGCGGCGCACGGCGTCGGTGATCCGGTCGTTGACAGCGGCATCCGTCGAAGGGTTGGCGATCACGACCGAGACCGTCTCGATCAGCCGCTCTTCCAGCGGGTCGCCCGCCGCGGATTGCGCGACCACGCCTTGGCCCGCAAGGAGGAATGCAGATGTGACGAGTGCGCGAAAGACCGTCTCGGTGCGGGACGCGACCTGACCAGTCGCGGGCTTCCAAACTCGAGCGTTCATCCGTCGGGCCCCCACACCTTCGCTGTTGTGTCTCCATCAGAGCTAGGCGGCGGGTGGCACTCGGGGCAACGGCGAAACGGAGCACGGGGCATCCGAGGCGACCCAAAATGGGCGTAATTGTTGTCCTCGTTTGGCGCCTGTGTATTCGGATTGCGAGTCAAACCTTGAGTTGGGGCAAGGCGCAAAAGCGCCTCAACAATGCATAGCGACGGGAGGAGACTGCCCTTGCACTCTTTGTCGAATGACTGCTTTGGGCCGATCACGTCGATAAGGTTGTGCCCGCGTTGACCGCCCGTTCCAACTGCTCTTCCCAAGTCTCCCCTGCCAGGAAGCACAGATCGTACAGGCTGACCGCTGAGGCCTCGCGGCCGCAGGTCAGGCGCTTGAGCACCTCGGGTGCAAGATAGGCCAGCCGCAACTGACGGCTGACATGCCGTTCCGCCAGCCCAACGGCCTCGGCCAGTTCCTGGATGGTGGCGAAATCGCCCACTTCCATCCGCCGCCTCCATCCCCATGCCCGGCCGATGGCGCGCAGGATGTGCGGGTCTTGGGTCTGATCCTCGCTGGGGCGGTAGTCGGCGGGCGGCATGATTGTCGGCCGCCCATTCTTCTTGCGCACCTTGAGTGGGATCAGCACGCGGATCGTATCGTCCGGCTTGGTCATTCATCAGCCTCCATCCGGCGCGGCGCGACCATCTCGCGGATGACGCCTGCGATCCCTTCGCGGCGAATGTCGACCTCGAGCCCGGCGGCGGTGACCGTGACTCGCCGCACCAATAGCTGGATGATCCGCGCCTGTTCGGCCGGGAAGAGTTGCGACCAGAGCCCGTTGAACTCGTGAAGCGCCGCGATGGTGTCTGCCTCGGAAGCACCAGTGCCATCGCGCTTCATGGCCGCCAGCACCTGCGTGACGACCTCCGGCGTCTGCAGGATGCGCCGAACTTCTGTCACCACGGCGTCCTCGACCATTCCGGCGGCGAGCCGCAGTGGCGCGGTATTCTTGCGGGTGTCGCTGTTCCTGATCACGTCCATGGACACATAGTAGCGGTAGAGCTTCGCGCCCTTCTTCGTGCTGGTCGGGGTCATGGCGGTGCCATTCTCGCTGAAGATCAACCCCTTCAGCAGCGCAGGCGTTTGCGTGCGGCTTCTGTTGGCCCGCTTGCGGGGGCTTTCCTGCAGGATGGCATGAACACGGTCCCAGAGGTCCGCGCCGATGATGGCATCGTGCTCTCCGGGATAGGCTTTGCCTTTGTGCACGGCCTCGCCCCGGTACACGCGGTTGTTCAGCACACGGTACAGGTATCCCTTGTCGATCAGCGTGCCCTGCTTGTTCCGGATGCCCGCGTCGCGGCACTCGCGCGCCAGTGTCGTGGCGGAACCCAACGCGACAAATCGCTCGAAGATTCGGCGCACGGCAGCGGCCTCCACCTCGTTCACCACCAGCTTGCGATCCTGCACATCGTAGCCGAGGGGCACAAAGCCACCCATCCAGATGCCACGCTTGCGCGAGGCCGCGAACTTGTCGCGGATCCGTTCGCCGATCACCTCGCGCTCGAACTGGGCAAAGCTGAGCAGGATGTTCAGCGTCAGCCTCCCCATCGACGTCGTCGTGTTGAACGACTGTGTCACCGAGACGAAAGTCACGCCGTTGCGGTCGAACACGTCGACCAGCCTGGAGAAGTCCATCAGCGAGCGCGACAGGCGGTCGATCTTGTAGACCACGACCACGTCGATCAGCCCGTCGTCGACGTCAGCCAGCAACTGCTTCAGGCCGGGCCGATCCAGATTGCCACCCGAGAACTCGCCATCGTCATAGCGTTCGCGCGTAGCAACCCAGCCCTCGGAGCGCTGGCTGGCGATATAGGCCTCGCAGGCCGCCCGCTGGGCGTCGAGGCTGTTGAATTCCATGTCGAGCCCTTCCTCACTCGACTTGCGGGTGTAGATCGCGCAGCGCAGGCGACGGTTCGGGCGGGTCTCCATCTGCATCACACCTCCTCCCTCTTACGTTCGCGCAGGCCGAAGAAGCGGTAGCCGTTCCAGCGGGTGCCGGTGATCTCGCGGGCGACGGCGGAGAGCGATCTGAATTTTCGCCCCCGCCAGTCGAACCCGTCTTTCAGCACGGTGACGGTGTGTTCGACGCCGTCCCATTCGCGCAGCAGCTTCGTGCCGGACACAGGGTTGCGGGGATCGGCAATCTGGTGCTTGCGCCGGGCGTGGTCCTCGACCTCATCGGCCAGCAGATCCAGCATGCGGCGGGTCTCCCGGTCGGGGCCGCCGTAGGCCAGTTCCTGCAGACGATAGGCGATCCGCAGTTCGAGGAACGCGCGACTGTTGTTCGGCGCCGCGGTCCCGAAGAGCTTCTCCCATTCGGCTTTCAGCTCCTTGACCGACATCGCCTTCAGCGCGGCCAGGCGCGACAGCACCGTCTGGTCCAGGCTTGGGTCGGTGCCTGGCCGCGGGGGAGTTATCTTATTGTGATGCTTCATGAATTCCCTCGATGCGGCAGTGTCCCGGGTGGTGGTGTAGGAGGCCGCGCGCGGAGCCTCCGGCGTAGCGCAGCGCGCGGCCGCGGGTGACGCTGGCGGTCATCGCCGATCTTCGGAGAAGGTTTGGGTT